ATCGCCATCAGGTCGATCTGGCTCCCAGTAGCTGCAGTCCGGGTTGCCTGCTTCGAAGTAGCGTTCAGATATCGCTTCGTCGCTGTGGTATTCCAGGCTGACCATTTTCACCTGCAGGCCCTGCTCGGCGATCCAGGCTTTGCAGCGCTCACCATCGCCCTCATCGAAATCCGGCAGATCGGGATGCTGGAAAAATCCGTTCTCATTACGGGTCATCGGCGCCGGCTGTATCAGTTTGATTTCTTCAGGCATGACTTCGTCCTCACCGCTACAGCGGCTGACTTTTAATTGAAGGGGAAGGGGTTACTTGGCGATGACGTCGGCGCGTGCGATGTAGCGGCCGAAGGGGCTGGCCAACATGCAGGCGAGAAGAATCCAGAGGGCGAGCCCAAGCAGGAGGTTGGCGATCATCTGTTCAGCTCCCGCACGGCATCAAGGGCTGCGTTCCAGGCATCGGCCTGGGCGTCTTCCTCAGCGGTGGAGTACTCGGTCTTCACCTTGCGGGTGGGTAGGTAGGCTGATGGTGCTGGAGCCTTTTCCCCATCCGCGCAGCTAAGGCTGACAAGTGCCGAAGACACAAATCGCTTTATGTTGTCTTGCCCGTATCTGAACCCCCCATCTGGCCAGTTGGCTACCTCCGACAATGCGCTCTCAACTTTTGCAAGGCGCTGCTGGAGGGCGTCATTCTGCGCACGGCCCTCTGTGCGCCACGCCCGCTCCGCCTGATAGGCGCTGGTTATTCGAGCCACTTCTTTCTGCAGCTCCGCCTCCTGCGCCAACCCTTCATCGCGCTGGGCGGCGAGGGCGTCACGACCAGCTAGCCAGACCTTGAAAAGGTAAGTCGACTGCTCGAACTTGAATACTTTGGGGTGGTTCTTGAACGCCGGGTGGGGGGCTTGATCTTCGGGCCAAGCGCGTGTCGGCTCGATGCCCGTCATGTCACGGCGAAACAGGTCCATCAATTGAATGCGATCTTCACTCATTTACCTTCCTCGCTTGTGCATACCGCTGCTGGCGCCTCTTGGAGCAGGAGCGGTGGTTTCCGTGGGCGCGGTATTGGCCGCATTCGTCGCATACCCCGTTGAGCTCGAGGCAGGGCATAGGCCTGGCGCGGGGTGTGGTGGTGCGGCGCAGGGCGTTCACGCTGCCACCCAAGCTGGCGGGGCCTTCAAGCGAACCGTGATCGGGCCGTTTCGGGTATCGCCTTCCAGAAGGCCGTCGACTGCTTTGCGCTCTTTGGCACTGAGGTTTCGCCATTTACTGACAGCGCAGTCGCCCTTGAAGATTGCCACCGGCCCGTCGATGGACGAAGGGCCGTGGCTGTAGCCGTTCTTGTCGAGCCAGGCGCACGCTTCGTGATATGCATCGAATGTGCTTTCGCCTGTGAAGGTTTTAATGAAGATCTTCATGCTGCCACCGCCTTCACTTCATCGATCACCGACTGCACACCGCGCGCAAAGGCCGCCGGCTTACCCTTCAAGCCACGCTCCAGGTAGTTGATCAGCTGCCGGTACCCGTCAGGCTTGCCGACGACGTTGTGCAGGTTGCGGATGGATTCGAGGGCCCATTCGCGGCCTTCGCGGTAGATGATTTTGCACATAGGGATACCCTCGCCGATGTATATTCGGCATTCACATAAAGGGAGGTTGATATGCCACCAGGAACTTGCTGTGCGGCTGGAATGGATGAGGTTGATGCAGAAGGTGTTACAGACAAGATGACCAGGTTTGTTCCCAATGAGCGCGGTGACACGCTAGTAACTGGTTATCAGTGCGTTGAGTGTGCTCGCAAGTGGCTAAAGACCGTTGATACGGAATATCCAGACTTTTCGGTTTGGAACGAACAGTTCTAAAGCGTCATCTCAACCTGGGCTTCGCGCTGCCATATAGATGAACTGTTATGGGCTTCGATACGGTCGGCGATCACGCAAGCGCGCTGACCGGCAGTGGGCGGCGCGTACATGCCGAAGCGGCTAATGCTGCCGCCATTCACTGCCGCGTTCGTGGAATCGGCTGAAGCGAAGGGCAGGTGCTGGAAGATGGCCGGGTCGAGCATGCGCAGGCCGTGCAGTCGGCACGCTGGCCTGCCGTGGTCGTCACAGATGGCGTCCATGGCCGCGGCCATTCGCTTCCACCACGCTGCTGTGCCGGGCGAGCGCCATTGGCCGGAACTGCCGAACGCAACCATCGGCCACTCGCTGGCGAGCCGCTGCAGGCGCTCTAGCGATTCGTGCAGATGCCACACCGGTACGCCTCGCAGCGCTCTGGGCCACGCCGCCAGCAGCGCATCGTTTGCTGCTTCGTCCCCATCGATCACATCGGGGATCAGCGCCCAGTCGAAGCCTGGGTGCCGATGCCATTCCTCAACCCAGCGGGTATAGCCGTCGGCGTCGAGCGTCCCACCCCTGTTCCAGATCGAGAAGGCGCCGTTGTCGAAAACGAACGATTGGCACACCTCAGCGACGATGGCCATGTCGTCTTGGCGAGGGAAGGGCACCAGCGCATGTCGCCCGGCAAGGAACCTGGCCCCATCCTGCCGGGTGCCCCCGGCCGGGGTGCCGTGGTAGTGGATCATCCGCTCAGCCTCACCGTTTCGATCTCGACGCCCTGGTGCACGGCCTTGATGGTTTGATCGCCGCCCAGGCGTTCAGCCAAGTCATCGGCTATGCGCTCGTGGTAGCCGGACTTGATCAACGCCGTGGCGGTCCGGATGTGCTCGACCATCACCACGGCCAACGAACGAATTTCCAGGCTGTAAATGATCGTGTCGCCGTCCGACGGGCAGGTGGCCGCGAACGTGTGCCGATAGATGTTCATGGATACTCCAGACAGCCGCCCGCCTGCCGAGGCGTTCAGCGTGATAGGTGAATGGGGGAAGGATTAGAACTCGGCGAGCGGCGGCTTACCTTTAATCACGTGTAGATCGGAAACGGCATCCCACAGGCTCGGATAGCCGAGTTCGAGGGCTCGCGCACTGAGCCAATCCCACTGGGTTGATTTGGATTTGACTGCAGCGGCATCGCGCCGGGCCTGAATTTTTTTTTCGAGGATTCGGCGACAGCGCTTGCAAGTCACCATCGCCGTCCAGGCGGTGAAGTGCTGCTGTTCGAATTCGCCGTCGGTGCCGCAGAAAGTCCTGTCCGATTCATCGGCGTCGGGCTCGTAATGGATGGCTCGTTTGACCATGGCAATCTCCATTGCAGGCGCCGCCCTCCGATATCCCGGTGAGTGGCAAATTGGGTTTAGGTGAGCTATAGGTGGTGGCCGGCGTGGAATCATCCGACAAAGTTGTTGCCTTGTTATAATTCACAATAGGAGCGGTGATGAACAAGCTAGTATTGCTTGGAGCAGGCGCAAGTCATGGTAGCGAGCCAGCTGGCTATCCTACCCCGCCGCTAGGCGATGGGTTGTTCGAAAAACTTGCATCCAGACCAGGCATCGCATCGAAGTTGCCTAGTAAGACAAAAAAGCTGTTCAGGAATTTTGAACAGGGCATGGCTGATTTCGCTATAAGCAATAGTGGTGATATACAACAGTTTCAGAGGGAAATGGCGCAGTATCTCGCCGAGTTTTCTCCCAGTCCTAATAGTCTTTTTTGCAGGATTCTTGAAATCTTTGATAGAAAAGAAACAATTTTTGCTTCGTTGAATTATGATCTTTTATTGGAAGAGGCAATGACATCTAGCGGCTATAGTCCTTGCTACGATCTAGGTTTGCTGTATAAGCGTATAAGGTTGATAAAGCCGCATGGGTCTTCTAATTTCTGGTACGACCTTCCTGGTCATTCATTTCGTAACATCAAAGTCGTAAACTGTGGTACTGCATTAAGCGCTCCAGTTAGGCCGCGAAATAGAGCCGAATCTCTCGCCCTATGTCAAACAGACGATAGCTTTGCGCCTGCAATGTCACTGTATGCAAAGGGTAAAGAGGTTAAAACCTGTCCAGACTTCGTTATTCAACAGCAGGCGTTGTTCGAGGAAGCATGTTTGAGCGTTAAAGAGATTTATATTATTGGCGTGAGAGTGGTCCCTGAGGATACTCACGTATGGGGACCATTAATGAAGTCATCAGCCCATCTCACTTATTTTGGAAAGGGAAATGATGAGTCTGAATTTATGGCTTGGGTTAAATCCGTTGGAAAAGAAAACTTTTCTTTCGTTCAGGGATATTTTGGCGAAGCACTTGAATATATAAAAATGAAGCTCTAGCTGAAATTGTCGATAGGTCGCGCGCCTGCCGAGGCGTTCAGCGTGATAGGTGAAGGTAGGGGGAGCCTGGGCTGTGATGCGTTCGCCGATCACAGTGGTGGTGAAGGTGACGGCGTATTCGACCTGAAGTTGGAAATCACCGCCGCAAGTGTCGCAGTTCATGTCCTTGTCGCCATAGTCCTCTGTTTCGATGTGGATTACGGTTGCGCAGTGCGGGCACTTGCATTCGTCCTGGGCTCTATAGTCCCACTCGTCGTAGTCGTGTTCCGCGACCTTGACAAGTGCTTCGGCTTTGGCTGCAGCATCCTCACGGTCCTGGCATGGCTTGCAGATGAAACCGTCAGGATGACCCCACGGTGTCTCTGTTAAGAGTGAACGGTGGGTGCTGCAGCGGATGCATACGTCATGCTTTTCGCACACGCTGTAGCTGTATCGCTCGCCGCTGCCGGTGCATTTGGCACAGCCCGATACCCAGTACCAGGCTCCGTCGATGCGCTCGGCATACAGGCCTTTCTGCGGCGCAGTCAGTTCGACATAGGGCAGGCCATTTCGGTGCGGCCTGCCGTGCCAACCGTCGTTCCAGATGCACTTAATGCCGCTTCGGGTGCGCTCTGTCCATTCACCGGGAATCTCCG